GTATTTGCACTTGCAAAAGCTAATGCATCTGCTCCATTTAATGGTTGGTATGAGTATGTGTTGTTTGAAAAAGTTACAGTACCATTTGAACTATTAATATTTTGAATAGCAGTTAACAAACCCCCTCTTACAATAGAGCCATTAAGTCCTGCAGGTATAAGTTCCGCGGAGAATGGTGCTAGACTAGATACATTGAAATCTATTTTTGTTTGTATGTATGAAGATGTTTGTCCATTTGTATTTCGTGTCTGACATCTTACTATATATTCATCTCCTACTGTTACGTCACGAATAGTATAAGAAGTTTGCTTATCTACATCTATTTTTACAAATTCATCATGGTTTAAATCTTGTGCTTCAGTTTGTGCATTATGTTGTATTCTATATCCTGCCAAATGTTCATATACATCAGTTAGAGTATTTCCATCGCTATCCGTTCTTGTTGAAGTTGGATGAGTCCATGTCATAACAATATCATAACCTGCTATTCCTGAGCCTATACTGGATTGGTTTCCTCCACTCGGTACTACTGTTGCTGTTAAGTTTTGAGGAGTAGGTACTTCTTCTGATCTTTTTGGTTTTCTAAGTTGTGATGGTAGTGTTGGTATTTCATATCCTCTATCTACTGCATCAAACTTCTTAATATCATATTCTGCAGCACTTATATCAAAAGTCATGTCCTGTTGATTTTCTTTTATTGAAGTAACAACATATTGTTTTATAGTTCCCTCTACATCTACTCCTTTATCAGTTTCTCCTGATATAGCATATACAACTTCTCCATTAGGTACAGAACTAAATGCGCTAGATACTGTTATTGAAGTAGCGTTAAAAGAAGCTACATCTTGTGTCTCTATTCTAACATCTTCAGACCAATGTAGTTGTACTAAGGCACCTGCATCATCTCTAACATTTCTTGCTTTTTCTTCGTTGTCGATAGAGCCGCCTGATTCATCAATTAATACTAAGTCTCCTTGTCTATACACTACAGAATTAATAGTAGCGACTTCTTGAGTTAAGTAAGCACCTCCACTAGGATATATTAAATGAAGCTTATAATTATTATTAGCATTAAGAGTACTTGATAAGTCTCTATCTGTTTTTATAACTGTAGTAGTTGAAGCAGATGATGTAGTAATTCTTCCACTTAACTGTACTCCATCTCTATCAGCATCTTGAACATTAATAACATCTCCAGGTCTAAGAACTGCTCCTGCATTAATTCCTGTTTTAAAACTTAAAACTTCTCTTTCTAACCTTTCTGTAAATAAATGCCATTTTCCATATCTATGTGCTTGTCCTTGAGAAGTACATCCAAAAGCTGTGACAGTTTTTCTTCTAATTTTTCCTGACTTTTGTATTTCGTCAATGTCTTCTACAACTTCTATTGCTTGTTTATAACTATCTTCTGGATCATTCCAAGCGACTCTTATTTGATTGTGTTTGAATCTTCCTGCTGTTCCTGAGTATGCAAATTCTCCTCCAGCAACATTTGACTTATTAAAAGTATAAACAGCACCTTTTTGAATATTAGAACCTAAAGTAACTTCTCCATTATACCATATAAGCATACTTCTAATTACAGTTGCAAATTGTTTTAAAGTTTTTAATGCGTCTTGACCTTTTGAGATATAAGTATTACAAGTAAATCTTGGCTCACTTCCCCCTTTTCCATCAGGCACTAATTCATCACAATATTTTGCTATCTGATACATAGTCCATTTATCTATTTTTGATAAATCACCATCTATATCTAAGTAACTTCCTAATCCGTATCTTGGATTCGTGAGCATATCCATAAATATCCATACTGGGTTATCTGTATATACTGGTTCATTATTAACTAAATCTGTTGAATTTGAAAGGTTATCAAATTCTTTTTCATCTCCTCTAAAATTTCCATCCCAGTCTTGATAAGTTCCTGTATCTGCTCCTGTAAGAACATTTCTAGTATAAGTAGCTACTGACCGTCTTACTCCTGCTGCGGTGTGTTCTTCTCTTGGGAAATAATTAGTAGGTACTTTTACTTTCATTCCAAATATTTCATATCCTCTTTTTGGAATCTGACTGAAATCTTCTGCATCTACTATAACTCCTGCGTATGCAGTATAAGGATATCTTAATTTATCCGTAATAATATTCTCAATAGATTTTAATTGAGACCCATTTCCTTGTTGCCATTTGTTTTCTTTTTGATTAACTGGTGAGAGTCTTTGTATTTTTATTCTGTAAGCATCGTATGGTTGAAATTCTTCTGTATTTATAAGATAAGTATAATTAAAACCTTCTTTTGTTTTATCTCGTATAATTCCTGCTGTAGAATCTTTTGTACAAGTATTTTTATGATACCTAGTAATACTTGTCGAAATAGTTGGTCTACCTACTACTAAGGCGTCTGTATAGGTACTGCCTCCATCTCTTGAATAGCCAAAGTATATTCTATGTTCTGCAAATCCATAATCTAATTTACCATTCTCTTTCTGAGAAAATAAACCTGAAGGGAAAACCATATTTATCTTTACAGCATCTACCTCACTAGGATTACCTATAGACATTTGCGCTGAAGTTTTTATTACTTCATTAGCAGTAGCATTAGTTTTTGGCTCGTCTAGTCCGAAAGCGCTATTACTAGGATAACCTGTATTTTGTACTTGTGCTAAACCATCACTGAAAGCTGTGGCCTGTGAAGCACTTCCTATTCCTGCAGGAGTAGGTAAGTATGATTGGTCTCGTTCTCCTGTTCTAAATGCGAATCCAAAGTTATTATAATTATATTTAGGAACATCTGAAGTTGTTCTTACAGGACTTGATAATATAGAAATGGTGTTTGCAGTATCTACACCGCCGCCAGTAGTTAAAGTTGCTCTGTTATTAGAAGAATCATAACTTGCTATTGTGTCTACTAAGTCTAGATATAAACTTGTATTTGATTTTGTTTGTGCTGGTGCTAAGTCTACTCTCACTGCGGAGGTGTTTATGAATTCTGTAATTTTTGTAGATAGTTGTGTTCCGTTTGGTCCAGCTCCATCTATTCTTAAATATGCAGGAGTAAAGTTTACTGAAGCATCATATACATCATCACTTGCAAATGTCATGATAGAGGTGTCAGTTCTGATAATATTATTTCCAGCTATTGTATCGGCTGCGTTAATACCTTTCTTTTTTCCACCTAAAATTTGTATTTCTCGTGTACCATCTGTGGTTAAAGCATACTCAAAAATTGAAGGACTATTGTTATCTACTAATATTTTTGTACTAGCTGTATAACTTGAATCTACTGTTCTTTGAGGAGAAAAAGTAACACTAGCAGTGTCTGCTATTACTGGATTACCATCGAGTCTTATACTTGCGGCATTATTAACTAGTCCTTCTATTGGGCCTTCTGATAGTGCATCATATATTACTGCTGTTTGTGCTGTTGATTTGCCTTTAGTTACGTATGCCATTATGCTCTTACCTGTTGTTTAACCCAGTTTAGTGCTCCAGTACCAGCATTACCTGTGCCAGTACCTGAGATAGCACCTGTTCCTGTCGTTGCTGATGAAGGTTTGGACACAAAAGTATATCCCATTTGACCTTTTACTCTGCTTTGTGTAAATCCAAAATTAGTAACTGCTCCTCCTACTTCCATTTTTCCGTAGCAAATTGGTACAGGTACTCCCATTTTTGTTGTATTAATAGGTCCTTGGAATAGTGTTGACTTTTCTTCTTTTAATTCATCGGGGTCATCCATTGTCATTTCTATAATACCCATTAAAGCTAAACTAACACCAGCACTAAACATAGCTGCAGCCGCGTAAGCTTTCCAAGTACCTGCTGCTGCTTCTTTAAATCCAGGTATAAAAATTGAACCAACAATAAGCAATACTCCTATAATTATTTTTTTAAGATTAGCTCCTGCAGGTACAGGTGATATAATTATATCTCCTTCCTCTAATTCATTTCCTATATTATCCATATCTAAAAACTCATCTGCATTTTTAACTGTGAAATGTACACCATTATCAGTACATTCTAGTAAGTATCTTCTGACTCCTCCTTTCATACAATCGAGCGCATGCATAGCCTCTTGGACAGTATCGCAGTTAAGTCTATGGGTA